CACCCCGTATCGCCGAGACCGAAGTGCTCCGCGCCGAGGCAGGAAATCTATTGCGCGGAATTCCCACAACCGTTCAGGAGGGCCCTGCCGGAGTCGGACCTCCTCAAGTCTCTGGGAACATCGAGACGAACGGTGCTCTCCCGCTGACAGGTGCAAACGCTCCCGCGCTCAACAATCTCACTGGGCCCGGCACAATAACAGATCTATCAATTATCGGTTCCATTCCGCTCTCAACCGGGCCGGCGCTCCCTGACCTGGATCCCATGATCGTCGCGAGCTCCAGTTGGAACCATACGTCTGATCCCCAGAACACTACGTTCTTACCCAATTTGCTTTCGCTCAATGCGAACACCACTGTCGGAAGCCTCGGGATACAGAAGGGCTTCACTTCCGGTGGAACAGCTAGTCTTAGTTGGAATACGACCTATCAGAACATTAATGATCCGCTCTACCTCTATAACCCAGCCACCTACTCCAATATCAATCTAACGTTCACTCAACCTCTGCTACAGGGCTTCGGCTGGGCAGTCAATGGACGCTATATTCGGATTGCCAGGAACAACCGCAACGTCTCGCAAGACGTCTTTAAACAACAGGTGATCAGCACTGTATACGCCGTGATCCGGTTGTATTGGGACCTGGTTAGCTTGATGGAGGATGTTCGAGTGCGAGGAGAGGCTGTGTCCTCTGCCGACCGTTTGCTGGCAGATACCCGCCAGTCGCTTACAGAAGGCACTGCGGCATCGATTGATGTTAGTCGGGCGCAAGCGGAAGTATTCAGACGGCAGCGGGACCTGGATGTCGCTCGAACTCTCGTTCGCCTCCAAAACCAGATCTTAAAGGACTACATCACACGTACGGCTCTTGATCCGGTGGTCGCTGCAACCGAGATAGTTCCTGTCGATCATCCGCAGTTTATTGAAAATGAGAAGCTCCCAGCTCTGGAGGACCTCTTTGCCACGGGCCTGCGCTTACGGCCCGATCTTGCACAGGCGCGCCTGCAATTAGAGAACTCTCAGATCAGTTTGAGGGGAAGCAGGAACGCCGTACTCCCTCAGTTGAACCTTGTCGCTAGTGCGCAAAACAACGCGCTAGTTGGAGATCCAAACCCGTTAGTTCTAGGGCTGCCTGGCTCCGCGAGCCCGGTTCCCAATCCGTTCTTTTTAGGCTCGTACAGCGATGCGACGAGACAGCTATTTCATCGCGATTTTCCTGACTACGGAGCAGGTCTGTCTCTGAACATACCTCTCGCGAACAGGTCCGCCCGGGCGGATGTCGCGCGCGATCAGCTTCAACTCCGGCAGCAACAAATCCGTTTGCGCGAGCTCGAAAAACAGGTTCAACTCGAAATTACTAATGCCTTGGTCGCCGTTCAGCAATCTCGGGACACCTATCGCGCAGCGCAACAGGAGCGAACATTCGAGGAAGAGAGTGTGCAGGCGGAAACCGAGCGGCTCACGGTCGGAGCCTCGACCAGCTATCTTGTGATCCAATATCAGCGCGACTTGATCGCAGCGCGTTCAGCCGAAGTCTCAGCATTGAGCAGTTATGTGGAGGCGAAGGCGGCGCTTCAACGCGCCATTGGTACGATTCTCGATGAGAACGGCGTGCGCCTCGATGAGGCATCGCAGGGTATCGTCACAAGACCCAGCCAGCCACCACCGACCAAGCCGTAAAGGGAGGTCGCCATGTTTCCCAGGGAGCCATTGTTAAGTGCAGCCGAGCTTGCAAAACTGTTCACTGTAAGGCTCGCTGAACACTTGCCGGGTACCGACACCGGAGATCCCGAGATCACCGATAAACGAACTTCCTGGAACAAAGCCTGTCAGGCCGCTGTTGACTCGCTTGCACGTTCTCTCGAGTTTCGGATGACCAGTTCTCCTGTTAGCGAGTTCGGACCGGAACGTCAGCTGGATGCAATCCTCTATAAGAACGAGGCTCCGGTGCTTGTGATCGGCTCGGCCTGGAGCGATCGGGCGGAGCTCGACCGTAGTTTCCATCGCCTGCTCCTGATGAAGGCTCCCCAGAAAATGCTCATCTACTCATGCAAAAAGAGTCAGAAGGATGTGCTCGACCAACTCTCGCACGCAGCAGCTCAATTCCCCTATCATCTCGCCGGAGAAGAATATGTCGCTGTAAACATCGCCGGGGCGGAGCAGCAATCATTCGCAACTGCTCTGCGTCTAACGCGTGACGGCCGCATTCCACACTCTGAGGCGGATTTCCATGAAGTAAAAGGGTCGCCTTTCCCTCTGCGCCTCGGTCCTTTACATAGGTAGCATCTCTTTCAGCCTTCCGGTACGGCTCGAGACGTGCTCGACTCAACTGCGAGGCCACGCAGGTCAGCGTTTTTCAGCTGCCATTGTGGTTCTGGATGAAGGAATCGTCTGATACCTGCGACACGCATGGTGCCTAGGACAGGCGCAGCTGCCTAGGCTTCACGCGATGAACGAATTCGATATCGGAAGGATGTCCGCGGACGAGCAGTTCACCAATGTGGTTAAGCACCTCCCGAGCGATCAGCAGACTATCACCTGGCCTTCGTCGGTAGATCCGCGGCATGCCGCTTCCGACCTGGGCTACGGAAGAGGCGATCAAATTGGATTCGATTTTTTCAATTGTAGGGTGACGCGGGCTATCGATAACGCCATTCTGCACCGGTAGTTTGCTCCCCTGCGTCGGCTATTGTACTTCCACAGCCGCTCGCTTCGATCTGGTGCTCTTCTTTCAGGCGACTCTCCTTTTCTTCTCAGGAAAATCTCCCGAAGCCTATCACGGCTCCGGCTTGAGTCGCTGTTTCAACTAAATTCCGGACATCCTCCCCGGTGTCACGAAAATCCGAGAAAAATTATTTCCTTCATTTTCAGAGACATAGACCTTATCTTTTCTGTCACAAGGCGCGAGAGCAAAGTTAAGCTCGTGGGCGAATGAGATTGGCTTCGGCAGCAAATGGAGCTTGGGAAACGCGTGTCCCCCATGCAAGGAACAGCAGGACGGAAGCATTATGAGTGAAATCAACCGAGAGCATCCTGAATTCAAACGGAAGCAACACCTGTGGCGCATGTACCGGGATTTGTACGCCGGTGGCCAGGATTTCAAGTTTCGAGCGGCGGATTATCTACTCCGCCGTCAGAAGGAGCCACTCGACGTCTACGGCGAACGACTGCAGCGGGTCTTCTACGAAAATTACATTGGTTCGATTGTGGATTTGTACGCCTCTACGTTGTTCCGTCGACAACCGAGCCTGCAATTAGAGGGTGGTCTGGCCACTGGAAGAGAATTTCTGGCGCAGTTTATCGATGATGTCGATCTGCGCGGCACGAGTTTATCCGCCTTCATCCGGAATTGCTTTGTGGACGCATTGATTGCTGGGCGGAGTCACGTCTTGATCGATTTTCCCACCAGCTCCGAGAAGCCGAAGACACGGGCCGAAGAGGACCTAACTGGAGTCTCGCGCGCGTTTCTGGTGCGCTATGAAGCGGAAGATCTAATCAATTGGAGCCGGAACGAACGTGGCGAGTACGACTGGGTGGTTGTCCGTCATCGAATAGAGAGGCAACCGAAACTAGAAGACGAAGGAATAGTCGAGGAGATTTACTGGCGCTACTACGATCGGACTAGCTTCCGGACTTACCGACAAGTTAATGCGGGCCAGAAAGAAGCTCCGATCGAGCTGATTGCGCAGGGAAGTCACGGGTTTTGCAAGCAGCGCCGGGTCCCTCTCATCGACCTGCAGTTGAGTGAAGGCCTATGGCTTATGAACAAGGCCGCACATTTACAGCTAGAGCACTTTAACAAATCGAATGCACTTAGTTGGGCAATCACTATGGGCCTTTTCGCGATGCCGGTGATCTATTCGGATCGAGAATGGAACCAGATAGTTGGCGAGAGCTATTTCATTCAGTTAGGCCCAACAGACCGGTTTGGCTGGACAGAGCCTGACGGCAAGGTTTACCAAATCGCAGCACAATATTTAGAGACGTTGAAGGAAGAGATTTATCGAGTTTGCTATTTGTCGCAAGCGTCGGGAGAGATGATCGCTGGCCATGCGCAATCGGCCGCCAGCAAGCAGCTGGATTTCACCATTACGTACGAAATACTCCGCGGATACGGTTCGATGCTCAAGGACTTTATCAAGAAGATCGTGATAGCGATTACCGAAGCCCGTGAGGACCGAGTCGTCATAGCAGTTGCAGGACTTGATGAGGTGGATATCAGCGACTTCGAAACAGAGCTGCAACAAGCCGCCAGTCTGCTACAGCTTGGAATTAATTCTCCGACTCTCCGCACACAAATATATCAGAGGCTCGCGATGAAATATCTCAATGATGCGAGACAGGAAGTAAAGAATCGAATCGCGCAAGAGATAAATGAGCAAGCGGTTACTTAGGAGGACATAAGTATGTTAGAGGAAACCCAAGCGGATCGGCCGACGGCTGCTGCCGATGTGCGAGACGTTGTCCGGCAGGCAATTGAGGAATTTGTCCGGGCAGAACAGCGTCAGGCCGAACCAGCCTATAAGGCGGAGTTGCAGGATGAACGCAAACGCCGCGAGAGTTTAGAAACGAGAGTCAATCAATTAGTGGAAGAAAACAAGAGAGCCAGAGCCGCCGCCGAAGAAGCGGACAGGCACGCTCAACTCCGAGCGGAGCTGCAGCGGAGCGGGATCTCCAAGATCGACCTTGCGTTTCGAGCCCTCAAGGACGAAATCGTGCGCGGCGAGGACGGACGGCTGCAAGCAAAAGGGGCGGATGGGAAGCCTTTGCAGGACTATGTCGCGGTCTTCGTGCAGGAGAATCCAGAGCTCCTTCCGGCGAGAATTGCAGGCGGAAGCGGAGCACAAAACCCTTCTAGGCCAGGTATCCAGGCTGATGGACCGGGAATTTCGCTCGAGAGCATCCGGCCTGGTATGGGCAAGGACGAATTAGAGCGGGTTCGGCAGCACATTTCTAAGTTGGCTTCTCAGGCTTTGCGCGGATTCTAAGTAATTCCGCAGCATTAGACAGATCTGGATGAGGGAAGTCTGCACCTCATTCTTAGTGACGGGTGGCGAGTGCCACAAGCGATCCGGCAACAGAATAGCGGATCTTTGACGACATAAAGATGTGTCGTGACTAATTTACAGGAGAGTTATGTCAACAATTACATCTGCCAATCTGGCAAATGCGATCGTTAAGTTAGTTGCCGCCGATGCACTGCCTGCATTGGTTGGGAACCTTATTATGGGTAATCTGGTGAATCGCGACTACGAGCCAGTGTTAGCGCACAGCGGTGACACGGTAAATGTGCCGATTCCTCCAGTGCTGGTTGCAAACAACATCGCGGAGGGCGGCACTATTACTGCGCAAAGCCCGAGTTTGGGAAATGCTCAGATCGTGCTGAATACACACGCTGAAGCGTCGTTCCAGATTCCGGACGTGACTAAGGCTCTGGCCTATCCGGAACTGCTGAAGGCGTACATGCAGCCTGCGGTGATTGCGATAGCCGAGCGGGTCGAATCCGATCTTCTGGGCTTATATGGTCAATTCACGGCCAATACACCGGTCGGGACTGCCGGGGTTGCACTAACGGAAGCTACCATTGATTCCGCGGAGACCGCCCTGTTCAGCGCGAAGGTTCCCGCCAGTGCGCCGAAATATCTGATGGTCGATTCGAATACGTATTCGCAAATCCGGCAAATTCCGCGTTTCAGCGAATACTATTCGTCCGGTGAGGCAGGACTTAAGGCGCTGGTGGAGGGCAATGTCGGTAAGATGAAAGACTTTTTCATCTTCCGTTCGCAGTTTGTTCCGGCCACCGGTTCAGCACCTAAGAACACTCACAACCTGGCATTTTCCAAAGATGCTATCGGGCTGGTTGTTCGCCGGCTGCCTCAACCTCTGCCGGGCACCGGTGCAGTTGCCGAATATGCCGAAATGGGCAATTTCGGATTGCGCATCGTGATGAGCTACCAGCCGAATACGCTGGCCCAGCAATTCACAGTTGATGTTCTTTATGGCTGTGGAGTTCTCCGAAATACTTTCGGAGTTCAGGTGAACAGCTAACAAGAAGGGCGTCGGTCGAGAGGGAGCCTCAAGAGAGGCTCCCTTTTCATTTGGGAGAGGGAACCGTGGATTTAAAACAGTATTTTCGGAAAATTCGAGAGATCGAAGCGACAATTAGCACGCCGCACACATTTGTAACAAGTCTAGAAACATCGGACGGCGGTAAAGGCGGAACCGTGACTGAAGTGGCACGCGAGATAGCGGCGAAGATGATCGCGGAAGGCCGAGCGTTACTGACTACAAAAACAGAAAGGGAAGCGTTCCTCGTGCAACAGGAGACTGAACGTGTGGCGGCAGAGAAAGCCGAAGCGGCACGACGGCTACACGTGACTATCGTTTCCGATAGCCAATCGATCCGACCAACTCTACAATGCGTTCCCAGCGACAGTAACACATCGAGGAAGTAGGGCAAAGACATGGCTCTGTTCACTGATACCGCAGTCGTCACTATAAACGACCTGCTCCCGTTCGAGGGCTCACTAGCGCAGGTGGTGTCTTCACACCACATAAACGTGAACACTAAGATCAGTCTCGCCCTTGGTGCTATCAGTGACAAGCTTATGCTTTGGTTACTGAATGTAGGAGCATCCGATCCACAATGGCTGAATCGACGGCGCCTAGGTTTATCCACAGTTGTGATTACGCCGGCGCTACAGCGCTGGATATGCCTTGGAACGCTTTCCCGAATCTTTGTGGAAGCGTATAACTCACAACTAAATACGAGATATCAAGGAAAATGGAAAGAGTATGAGCAGGAAGCAGCAAATGCCGCGAATTCATTTTCAACTGCCGGCGTAGGAATCGTCTACAACCCACTGCCTCGCCCTGCTATGCCGCTGATCTCTGTTCAGAGCGGCACTTTGCCAGCCCAGGGAGTCTTCGTGCAGACCTGTTGGGTGGATGCAGCTGGGAACGAGAGTGCATTGAGCTTAGAGAATGCTACCGTTCTAGCGGCAAACTCCGATATCGCAATTGCTATGGCTGAAGGAGCGCTTGGTGCACCGGCGTCGGCTGTCGGTTGGAATGTTTATGGCGGCGGTCAATCGAATGGCGTAACAAAGCAGAATGCCCAAGTGCTCGCAATCGGCTCGACATGGGAGCTACCTGCCTCGGGATTTCAGATAGGTTCAACGGCAACAGGGGGACAAACTCCCAGCTTCTACATCACTCTTTCGAAGCAAATCAGGCGGGGATGAGAAGATGACACCACTATCGCTTCTTGGGGCACAGACATTCTTGACTAAGCTGACGAAAGGGGATGCTCTGCAACAGCAGATCACTGCAATCAGTACTGGAGTAAGCGCGACGGTGCCTGGTATGTGTTCAGATCAGATTTTAGTTTCATCGGTCCCGGCAGAATTGGCCGATAAGAACGTGCAACTAAGCTATCCGAGAGTCTGCATATATAGCAGTAACCTCAAGAACTCCCAAGTGGAGAAGTTCCGCTCTTTCTCAGGGCAAGTAACAGTGGTAGCGGAGATCTGGGCTAGCGGCGATCTGATTACTGACGTCGATGCCTGGATCCACTTCTATGTGGAGGGCGTGGCAAACATCTTACAGAGCAACACGGGTGACTGGGGCAACGGAATGTTCTATGCGGGCGCTTACGATGTGCAGTTTCAACCTCCGAAGCCGGGTGGTCTGGGGTTTGTCGAATTGGCAAAGCTCACGTTCGCCCTAAACGTAAGCGTGAACTAGGAGCCAGCGAATGGGTACGTATATTTCTTCAAATGCGAACCGCTTTTACGCCGCGATAGAGGCTGCTTATGGACAGGCAGCGCCAATCACTCCGGCTAATCGGTACTCAGCGATGGGCTTACGCGCGCATCAGAGTTTGCAGCTAAATAAGCGGTTTGACAAAACGGGTACACGCACGTTCATGGGCAATTCTCCCAGTTCGCGGCGCCAGACGGCGTTCCAGACTCAACTCTATCTCACCTCCTGGAACGGATTTGGGGCGCCGACATATGGACCGTTGTTTCAGGCCGCGCTAGGGGGCTCTCCCATTCTGAGCAGCGGGCTTGCGATCGCCTCAGCGCAGGGATTGACACAGTTTCAGACATCAGCGGCGCATGGGCTCTCGATCGGTTTTGGTGTAGCGTATAGCAATGAAATTCGCTTTGTGGCGAGTGTCACGGATAGTCAGACGTTCTCAGTAAACGCTCCTTTCAGCAATCTACCGGAGCAGGGAAGCACTCTATCTCCGTGCGTAAGTTATGCCGTGACAACGGAATTGCCGAGCCTGACCATTTACGACTATTGGGATCCGATAACCGCTGTCAGCCGAATAATAACGGGCGGCGCTATAGATATCGTGACCATTTCGATAAATGGCGACTTCCACGAATTTAGGTTTAGTGGACCAGCCGCTGACCTGCTAGATTCGAGTAGTTTTGTGCCGGGTGCAGCAGGATTAACCAGCTACCCAACGGAGCCGGCGCTGGAGGCGTTTGACTATTCGATTGTGCCCGGGCATCTAGGTGAGGTGTGGCTTGGGGGACCAGCGAGCCAGTTCTTTACGCTCACCGAGGCGAATATCGAGGTAAGAAATAACATTGCGATGCGGAGCCCAGAGTACGGATCCTCTTATCCACGAGGCATCAGCGCTAGCGAACGGGAGGTTCTTTCCGACTTCACGCTGTTCGCCCAGGACGATGCCCAGACGGTTGCTCTTTATGCTGCGGCCAAGCAGCGAAGTCCAATACCCGCCATGCTGCAGCTCGGACAACAGCAAGGGCAGATCATGGGCATTTTCATGCCGCAGGTCGTACCGGAGATTCCGGTCTACGATGATTCTCAACCGAGACTGCAATGGCAATTTAATAACAATCTGGCACAGGGTAAATCCAACGATGAAATCTTTATTGCCTTTGCATAGAGACACAGAATACATAAGCGTAGCTTGGTATAAAAGCCGTTGCCTGCAGCAGGTGAGTTTTGCGGTTCGCCGGCCTTCGCTTGCACAGCGAATTGAGCTCGCCGAGCGAGCACGGGGCCTCACACTGAAGCACGAGTTTCTTGCGGCTGGCGATGTATCTGATCAACTGACAGCATCACTTTCAGAGTTGCTAGTTCGACGACTTTATCTGGAGTGGGGCCTGGCGGAGATCAAAGGCCTGAAAATCGACGGTGAACCAGCAAGTACTGCGACGGTCATAGAGCGGGGCCCGGAAGAGCTTGCCGACGAAATCATCAAAGCGATCAAAGCAGAGACCGGACTTTCAGAAGACGAACGAAAAAACTCCTAATCGCATTCCATTTTCAGTTCTCCTCACCAGCCGCGTGGAGATGCGATAGCTGCCGACAAAGCGGTCTGGTGAAAATTAGGAACTGTGCGTGGCTGAATGAAGGCCAGCCAAAGGCATCCAGGGCCATATGGGCAAGAGGGCGAGTTATGACGACGCAATGTCCGAAATCTCTGATAAGCGCCGAGAGCCTTCACTTTCTCGACGTCTACCGCATGTGGAAGAGCCTAGGTAAAGGTTTCACGATGTCCTTGGATGCAAGAAGTGTAGAAGCGATCGAGTTTCTCGAACAGGAGTGGATTGTGGAGAACGAGCGTGAAAACCAGTAACGACTTTGCGAATTTGTTTGGCCGATTGGCCGGAGTAACAGCCGATGGAGTTAGTCTCTCGCGCTTGCTTTCGCCTACGAAGTCCTCGAGTTTGGCCACCTCTGGACCGTCCCCTAAGTCCTTGAGCCCGGGAACATCACCGGACGTTCGATCGCTTCCATTGAGCGACACGGGAACGGCGAAGGGCATCAACTTCGGTTCTCCGTCAAGTAATAGGATTGCCAGTTCACAGGGCGGAAGTGAGTGGACTAACTTGTTGAAGCAGACGGCCTCGGGAGGAATCTCAAGCGCATTCGGTGGAGGTGCGTTGAGTGCAATCGGTGGGCTTGGGGGGCTGGTATCAAGCTTTGCAGGGCTGTTTAGTGGGGGAACGAAGACGGAGGCACCCTTAACTCTGTTTCGACTGCCAGATTCGCAGACCGAGACCGTATCTGCGACTTCAAACGGGGCCGGAACTTCCCAGGCGGGAATGCGTTCCGGCATCTATGCGGCGCCTACCGCCTCCTCCACACAGATCGAGCAGGGCCAAACCTCGGCAGCGCAAAGCGCACAGATTACGGCGGCAGTTAAACAGGCGCTGTTGAACTCGAGTTCTCTTAACGATGTTATTGCCGAGATCTAAATGAATACTTTTCCTCTCTTAAGTACTGGTGCAGTGACGCAGTACCCACTTGGCATAACAACAGGACAGAGTAGCCAGGTCATTCGCTTTCTCGATGGAACCGACCAGCGTTTCCGAGTGCAAGGCCGTATGCTACGACGTTGGCAGATCCGCTTGGATCTCCTCGATGAGAAGGAGATACAGGCTCTCGAAGCATTCTTCGACTCACAGGCCGGAGCGTATTCGGCCTTCGTTTTTCCAGATCCTTACAGTGGAACTGGAGTTCCCAATTGCGTTTTCGGCGCTGATGCCTTCGTAAGCGACTATGAAGGTGTTGATGTGAGCAGCACGTCTTTCTGGGTGGTTGAAACAAATGGCTGATCAATTCTTCCCGCAACTGTCAAGCGGGGCGATAGGGCAGTATCCCATTCGAAAAACCAAAATTACCCGAACCGTCAAGAACGTCATGCAAGATGGCAGTGTGATTTCATATGCCGATCCAAACGGCGGGCAACTGATCTGGCAGCTCGGATACACTGCGTTGTCGTTTCAGGCTCTTGGCCTCCTAACTGCGCACTTCAACGCTTGCCAAGGCCGCTTACAAGGGTTCACCTTCATTGACCCGACGGACAACATGCTAAGTAGCAGCTCCAATCTCCTAGCATCGCCATGGCAGAGCTCAAGTCTAATTCAGCTTACCGGCAACCGAGAGGACCCGAACGGAGGACTGAGCGCGTTTACCGTGACCAACAACGGTCAAGCGAATCAAGAGCTCTCGCAGATGCTCGCCGTCTCGGCAGGCTATCAATACTGCTTCTCAGTGTATGTACTAAGCGCCGCGCCAGCGCCGGTTGAGCTGATTCGGAGTGGATCTGCCAGTCAGCAGACAAATATAGGGATGGCGGGTCCTCAATGGACTCGGGTGGTCTCTAGCGGCGCGCTACCAGATCAGGGTACGACTTTCACGGTTGCAATCAGCCTCGCACCTGGCCAGCAGATCACGCTCTACGGTCCTCAATTAGAAGCGCAGATTCTGCCATCGCGCTATAGGCCGACCGGAAATGGGGGCATTTATTCGAATGCACATTGGGGCGTGGATGAGCTCGCCGTATCCGTCGACGCGCCTGACCTGTTTTCGACAGCTTTCACGATAGAAACGGCGATTTAGGACAAGGCGAATGGGAACGATAAATCAAATCAAACAATCGGCCGAGGCCGACACACCGCTCTTGTTTTTTCAGTGTGTAATGCCGTCTGGTGACTGCGAATATTGGAGCACACATTCCATCGTCTTCAGTGGACAGAACTACTCCGCGCGGGTGCTGAAGCACAATTTGTTCGATCTCCAACTATCTTCCGATGATGCGATGGATGGCATCACTCAGCTTTCGCTAACTCTCGCCAATGCTGATTCTGCCTTGTCGGAGCTCAATGCAGCGATTGGGCTAAAGGGTTCGCAATTGACAGTGTACTTTGCGTTTGCTGATCTTCCGAGTGGGACGATTACCACCGAGAGCACAGTCCTGTTTCGCGGCATAGCCGGGGATCCAGACCTGATTACAGAAGATGCTCTGACCCTAAGCTTCACGAACAAACTGAGCTTACAGAGAATTCCGGTTCCAGAAGTCCGTATCCAACGCACTTGCCCATGGAATTTCCCATCAACTATCCAGCAGAGGACAGAGGCGACGGCCGGCGGAGATTTGGGTCCGTTTTCAAGGTTTTATAAATGCGGGTACTCGGCGGATGTCGCGGGCGGCGTTGGGAATCTAAACGCTGGGCAAGCATACACATCATGCGATAAGTCTCGGTCGCAATGCGCACAGCGCGGCATGTTCGACAAAGATCTACAAGGCAATGCGACTCGTCGCTTCGGAGCATTCGAGTTTGTTCCATCGGCCATAAACGTAAGGACTGCGGGCGACAAGACTTCTCACCTCTCGCCGCTGTTGGATAACTCTGCCAAGTTCAATGATCCCGTGCCGATCGTATACGGGACCGGTTGGCTGAAATCTGCTGTAATCTTTGCCAGAAACGACGGCAATCTCACCCACATCGAAGTACTCCTCGGAATTGGCGCAATGCAGAGTGTCCTCAAGGTCGTGGTCAACGATATCGAAATACCTGAGGGTGTAGCAAACCGCGACATGTCTACAACAGGATGGTATTCGGTCGTAACGACTGGAGCACGCCAAGGCAATTTCGATCAGGATTTTGTCGATTCCTCCGGCAATCCGATAGGCGATCCATACGGAAGCCTTTCAGTGCTGCTGATTGTTGTTCCTAATCGCATCAGCAGCGGCAAGTCCCTTCCTAATGTCGAGGTGCTGCTGCAAGGATTGTTATTAGACAGTTATAATTTGGACGGAAGCTTTCAGGGAAAGGGCTTCACGAACAATCCTGTTTGGGTGATCCTTAACATTCTACAGCGCTGCGGCTGGGCTTCTTCTGAGCTTAACCTTTCGAGTTTTGCGGCAGCGGCGGGGTTTTGTCAGGAGCTAATTTCGACGACGGATCTCAACGGCAATTCGCTGCAGGTGCCCCGATACGAATGCAATCTGATCCTTACTAAAAGGCAAAGTGCGGCCTCGGTAATAAGAGGTATCCGCGTTGCCTCCAGCATGATGCTTCGTTACGGTGTTACCGGTCTGCTCGAATTAGTCCCGGAAACAACGCTTGCCGCCCAGCAGCCGGTCTTGCCGGATGGTAGTAATAGCGTCGAAGCCCTCGACGGCGGCTGGCTAGCCTACGAATTCAGTGATGGTTCGGCACCCTTCTCCGGCATAGTTCGCAACCAGGATGGGAGCTCGACGGTGCGGCTAAGCAGCCGAAGCATCTCGGAGACATCTAATCGTCTTAGCGTGGAATTTCAGGACGAAACGAACGAGTACCAGCAGGACAGCTTGTCAATTGTCGATGCAGATGACTCAGCGCTGATTGGATACGAGATTAGCAGTCAGTCCACAGCGTTGGGAATAGCGAACTTCAGCCAAGCTACCCGAGTCCTTTTACGGCAGCTGGACAAGTCCACTAAGGGCAACTTATTCGTTCAGTTTCAGACTAGTTTCCGGGCCTTGAAGGTCAGACCGGGCGATATCATCGCGATTACCTATATGAAAGAAGGGTTTGTTCGCACACCTTTTCGGGTAGTTAAGCTATCTCCAACGACGAACTATCAGGCCGTGACGGTGTTGGCACAAATCCACGACGACGACTGGTACAGCGACAATCCGACGATTTTGATGAACGCAGGAAGACAGCCTGGAACTACGGTACAGGTTCCGAGACCACTTATCGGAACGGTTCCCCACAACGAGGCGGGGAATTTCGAATTCTTCGACTTTGCAATACAAGAGGAACTCCAGACATCAACCGACGGATCTGCAACCGATACATTGACGGTGTCGTTCTCCCAACCGTCAATGCCCAGTGCTAATCTGTCCAATCTCCCTCTCATTGGCTTGAACCCTCAATACTCGAATATTGGCGGAAGCCTTCCAAGCGGCAATCTATATTATGCGGTCACCGCCGTTGATCCGGCAGGTAATGAAGGCGCGCTATCGTTTACTGTTCCGGCTTCCGCACCGGGGCCTTCTAATTCGAACCAAGTCACAATCATAGGTTTGAGTTTTCCGGCGGCGGCTGCCCGATTCAACATATATAGAGGAGTTACCCCGCAGGAACTCTACCGAATTACGCCGTTGCCGCTTCCAATCGCTGCTCAGTACACGGATTCCGGAGCGGTCCCGTTACCTTTCGGGCCGCCCGATGCAAGTTTTGATCACGCCAACTTCTACTATCGGTACCAATACGCCGGCCCCATTTCAGCAGACCTTTTTTCCGCTTCTACTATTGGCTCGAGCAATATGGGCGCTACCGGGATTAGCTACAGTGGCTTAGTTGTACGAATTGTGGAAGGTACGGGTCGTGGTCAAGAGCGAACGATTTCTAGCAACACAGAAACTACATTAAACCTGAGTACGCCGTGGTCTACAGTTCCCGATTCCACCAGTCAGTTTGCCATTGCCGAAGGCTCATGGAAGTTCGCTGCTGTGACGTCAACAAGCCCTGCCAAATTTGAGATTCCTTATAGGGCGGGCACAGTTATCGAGATTTCGGGTCGCGCAGCGAATGTGAACGATCAAGAAGCCGCCGTACAGCTTTGCCCATTGACGCAGTGGGCGCTGGGCGGCGGGCAGTCTGACGCCGGAGTTGCCGGGGTGCCGAATTTTGCGTTGTCTACCCCGGGGGCAGGGGCGCTTACCTTGTCTCAAGTAGGGTTCGAAGACCTCGCCAACACCTCATCCGTGACAAGCGGAACTCTGACGCTATTTTCTTGGAACGAGCTTCTCACACCAAGCCCTTACACTCTGGCAGCTGGGTTGAATGATTCTGAAACGGACCTACAGCTAACTCAGCCTTCAGCCTTTTCCGTTGGAGATGTCCTTCAAATCGGCTTTGAATTGATTACGATACTTTCCACTGTTAACAACAGCAATGCTTACACAGTCGAAAGAGCAGCGCTCGGTTCAAGCTCGACTCTCCACTCCGCTGGCGATTCAGTCCTCCTTCTAACTCAGAATGCCATTATCGTTCCGTTCGCCTTGGGCTTCTTTGAAAATCGAGCGTCGCAGAACTTCCTTCATACACTTAGCCTGCCTGATTATCGAATCTGCGCAGCTCAGTTCTATGTAACCAACTCTTTCGGTAATGGCGAAACTAACCAGACCTGCTATATCTCAGCGACGGAGACGGGATTACGGACGCTTTCCGGCGGCCAATTCTCGCTCCAGGTGAACGGATTCATTGCGACACAGCAGAATGCAGCGCCACCGATGATTGTTGAAGCGTCACATGCGGTGCGTGACATCCGCGCCACTCTGACACAACCATCGGCTGGATTCATGATTGGCATTGATCTGCTTCAGAACGGCACTCGGTACGGTAGCTTGGAAATCGCCTCGGGCAGTACTAATTCAGACTCGATCGTGAGCGGCCTATCGCTACCGCCTCTTCTGGAAAATGGTGCCCTAACAATGAATGTCTCACTCAATCCCGTGCAAGGGTTTAGGGGCTCCGTCACT